TCCTTCCTGATATAACCAGCTATATAAATGATATTTCTTGAATTACATATCTGTGCTAAATAGTTATCCTCATAATACTGATACATTACTTTACCCAATAGATGTATTCCGGTTGGATATTCCTGGAGCAGATGAGTTATCGACTCATAGATCCAGGAAGCTGCTCACCGGAACAGTAAACAAATGTATTCCTTGGATAACTTCGAATGTATTTCGCTTATTTTACAAGTCCTCAAATGAATGGCACATCACTTTACTCTCATGATAATTATAAATATGACCTGATCGAGAACCTGAGGTGAGAGGCTATGCAGCCTTGTAACCTCCGGTGAACGATCAATAGTTCATACTTTAGAATATGAAATTTTCTTCTTGAACTCGCCTGCTGTGCTGCTTTATAAACCCTCATAACAATCGACACATTTATTTATCTTCATTGATATAATCCAGATGATTATATGGTACCCGGAGTAGATACTGAAGGATGTAATCCTTCAAGGATAGAATCGGGGTACCTAATATATAATCTGGATATTAAACACTTGTTCCTTGGATTTATTTACTGTGTGTTCAGATTGTAGTTACAATATTGCCACTAAAGTATTGTACGCTGTTCTTCTGGTCAAAATAGCATTCTGCATACAACCTATTGTCAAATAACCTTCAATTTCTTTACTTTTAGATTTATTTCGATTAGCCTTTACGTTCCGACCAATGCCTCTAACAACACAACCATCCGGCTTATCCTTAACATAGCCAAGACCACCAACTTTATGTTTCCCAGTTTCAACGGCTCTAAGGCAATCCATTACGAATTTATTCAATTCATTAATATCAACCCGAACATTACATACTGGAAGGGTCTGAGTCGCCCAACTATATTCTCCATTGCCTTTATATAAATATCGGTTAACCGAATCCACAGCCTTCTTCAACGTAATACCACGTTTTCTGATGGTTCTTGATTCTATTTCTTT